CTGCTAATATTACTATTGCTTCAACAGATTTATCTAACACGTCAAATATTACTTTAAATGACGAAACACAGACTTTAACTAATAAGACAATTAACACTGCTTCTAATACAATTACAGTTGTGGAAGCCGACATTTCTGATTTACAATCTTACATACTTGCTGATAGTACGGATACATTAACAAATAAATCTGGTAATATATCACAATGGACAAATGATGCTGGTTACTTAACTTCGTTTACAGAAACAAACGATTTGACATCATCTGTTACTTGGGCTAATGTTCCTAACGCAAATATAACTGAAAGTTCAGTAACACAACACCAGGCAGCATTAAGTGTAACAGAATCTCAAATTAGTGATCTACAGTCTTATATTACGGCTACAAGTACAGATACACTAACAAATAAAACAATTGACGCTTCTAGTAATACAATATCAAATATTGGAGATAGTCAATTAACAACAGGTATTGACGCTGCTAAAATTTCATCTGGATCAGTAAGTAATACTGAATTTGATTATTTAGATGGTGTTACATCAAGTGTTCAAACACAGTTAGATAATAAATCAACAAGAGGATTTGCTATTGCTATGGCAATTGCATTATAAATATATAAATATAAGAGAGAGAAAACATGGCACAGAATTTTAGAAGATACACAGCAAGAAACGTTGGAACTTCAGCTACAACAGTATTTACAGCTGACAGTTATGACACAGTAATTGGTATAGCATGTGCTAATATTACAACAGCTGAAATAAAAGTTGACGTGATATTAAATGATGCTGATTCTTCAAATGACGTGTACCTTATCAAAGGTGCACCAATTCAAAATGGTGGCACTTTACAAGTAATAGACGGTGGAGCTAAATACGTAGTAAAAAGTGGAGATGTTTTAAAAGTCGTTTCTAATACTGCTAGTTCACTTGATGTTATTGTAAGTGTAGTAGATGATATTTCAACATAGGAACAATAAATGGCTTATATAGGAAACAACATAGATATTAGTAAAGTCAGATTTGCTGAAATGAAGGCTACTTCTTTAGACAAATCTGCAATTCAAACAATTTATTTAGGCGGCGGTGAAGATGGAGTTAATAACTCACCTACAGATGCTTTTGGAGTTTCTTTAGAACAAGTACTAACAGATTGTAATAATTCAAGTTTCGATATTATTGATATGGGAACAATTGAAGATACAGTTGGAATAGTCGATTTTGGTTATATTTAAACTAATAAAAAACGGGGAGTTAAACAACTTATTATTATAAATAATAGAAGTTAGTTTGTTAATAAAGGGAGAGAACAACAATGCCAACAATTTTACAATTAAGAAGAGGTACTACTGCTGAGAACGATGCCTATACAGGTTCAGTCGGTGAAATAACAGTAGATACTACATTAAACAAAATTCGATTACACGATGGATCTACTGCAGGTGGTGACACTATTGGAGATGGATCAGGAAATATTCAAATCGGTGTAACAGGAAATAACGAAATAGATACATCATCAGGAAATCTTACTATAGATTCAGCTGGTGGTACAGTTACAGTTGATGATAACTTAACAGTATCAGGTAACTTAACAGTATCAGGAACAACTACTACTGTAGACTCAACTACTATTGAAGTACAAAATCAATTAGTATTTGAAGGTAGTACAAGTGACGATTTCGAATTAACTTTAACAGCAGGTGACCCTACTGCTGATAGAACAATTACTCTTCCAGACGCTACTGACACATTAGTTGGTAAAGCGACAACAGACACGTTAACAAATAAAACTTTAGGTGCTACAACTATTGCTGGTCACTTAACACCAGATACAAATGAAACATATGATTTAGGTTCATCATCATTTAAATTTAGAGATATATATTTGAGTGGTACTTCTATTAATTTAGGAGATGCTACAATAACTGCTGATGGTAGTGCAATAGTATTACCAACAGGCACAACAATTTCAGGTGGTGATGGTGCAGCTGTTGACCTAAACTCATCACAGACTTTAACAAACAAAACTTTAACAAGTGCTGTATTAAATACAGCTGTTTCAGGTACTGCTATATTAGATGAAGACAATATGGCATCTGACTCTGCTACACAACTTGCAACTCAACAATCTATTAAGGCATATGTTGACGCTCAAGTTACAGCTTCTGATTTAGACTTCCAAGGTGACTCTGGTGGTGCATTATCAATTGATTTAGATAGTGAAACATTTACAGTTGCAGGTGGAACTGCTATTAGCACATCTGGTTCATCAAATACAGTAACAGTAACACTAGACAATACTGCTGTTTCTGCTGGTTCTTATGGTTCTTCAACTGCAATTCCAACATTTACAGTTGACGCTCAAGGACGATTAACTGCTGCTGGTACAGCTTCTATATCTTCAAATATGGGAATTGCTGGTGATAGTGGTACAGACACAATCACAGTTGGTACAGATACTTTCACAATTGCTGGTGGTACTGGATTATCATCAACTGCTACAACAGATACAATTACTTTAAACATTGATAGTACTGTTGCAACATTAACAGATTCTCAAACATTAACTAATAAAACTATTGATAGTGCTTCAAACACTTTAACATTAGATTTATCAGAAGGTACTTTAACTGGTACAACTGCTGAATTTAATAGTGCATTAAGTGATGGTTCATTTGCTACATTGGCTGGTACTGAAACTTTAACGAATAAAACTATTAGTGGTGCTTCAAACACATTATCTAACATTGCAAACAGTTCGTTAACAAATTCATCTATCACAATTGGTTCTGATAGTATATCATTAGGTGCAACTCAAACTGATTTAAATGGTATCACTTCTTTAGATGTAGATAACATTACAATTGATGGTAGCACAATTTCAACAACAAACATTAATGGTGATTTAACATTAAACCCTAATGGTTCAGGTGATGTTGCTTTATCAAGTGATACGATTAAATATGGTGACCCTGACTCTACAGATACAGTATTTCGTAATGCTGGATCAGGTACTTTATCCATACAAAACACAACAAGTAATATTACGGTTTACAGTGGTGGAAATATAGAGATTAATCCTAATTCAGGTAATACTGTTACTATTTCTGGTGATACAACAGTTTCAACAAATTTAACAGTTTCTGGTAACTTAACTGTAAATGGTACAACTACAACTGTTGCTTCAACAAACACAACAATTGCTGATAACTTAATAGAGTTAAACTCTGGTGCAGCTTCAAACGCAAACGATACTGGTATCTTAATTGAAAGAGGAAGTACTGGTGACAATGCGATTATGGCTTGGGATGAAAGTGCTGATAAGTTTATATTTGGTACTACAACTGCAACTGCAAGTGACACTGGTGATTTAACAATTGCAAGTGGTACAATTGTAGCAGCACTAGAAGGTAATGCTACAACAGCAACTACACTTGAAACTGCTAGAACAATTGCTGGTCAATCATTTGATGGTAGTGCAAACATCTCAATCGCTTCAACTGATTTATCAGATACAGCTAGTATTGCGTTATTAACTGCTACTCAAACGTTGACAAACAAAACGATTGCTGCTGGTTCAAACACAATCTCTGGTTTGACTTCATCAAACTTGACTAGTGCTGTTCAGTTACAGATTTTAGACTCTGCTGGATCTGTAGTTAAATCGTTATACGGTTCTGCAACGTAAAAATTATTAATCTACATCATAAAACGTTATTTTGTGATTACTATAGGTACGTGTAATTGCTAGATGGAAAATCATATAAATAGTAATAAAGGATTAATATGGCCAACCCAGCAAGTAGAGAAGAATTAAAACAGTACGCTTTAAGAACATTAGGTAAGCCTGTTATTGAAATTAATGCGGATGACGATCAATTAGAAGATAGATTAGATGAAGCGTTACAATACTTTGCTCAATATCATTATGATGGTGTTGAAAGAACATATCTAAAATATCAAGTTACTCAAGCAGACGTAGATAGAATTAAATCTCCTGATGGAGATACGTCTTCAAGTATAACTAAAAATTCTGTAACTACTGCATGGACTGAACAAAATAATTTCATAGTAGTACCAGAAGCTGTATTAGCAGTTACAAGAATATTTCCTCTATCAAATAGAGGTAATCAAAATATGTTTGATATACGATATCAAATGAGATTAAATGATCTATATGATTTTTCATCTACTTCAATTATTCATTACGAAATGGTAATGAAACATTTAGATTTTTTAGATCATATATTAGTTGGTGAAAAACCTATCAGATTTAATCAATATAACAATAAGTTGTTTATAGACATGGATTGGAAGACTGATATTACAGTTGGTGAGTATCTTGTAATTGAATGTTTTAGAAAACTAGACCCTACAGTTATGACAGATGTTTATAACGATATATACTTAAAAAGATACGTCACAGCCTTATTTAAAAGACAATGGGGTGCAAACCTTTCAAAATTTAATGGTGTGACTATGATTGGTGGAGTATCACTAAACGGTCAACAGTTATTTTCAGAGGCACAAGAAGACATAAGAAAATTAGAAGAAGAAATAAGAGGCACATACGAAACGCCTGTAACATATATGATAGGATAATGACATGCCAGTCAATCATTACTTTCAAGGCGGTAACGGTATCGGAAACGATGCTGAAAAAAGATTACACGAAGATTTAATCATAGAAGGCCTAAAAATTTACGGCCACGATTGTTACTATTTACCAAGAACACTTGTTAACCACGATTTAGTTTTAGGAGAAGATACTCTTTCTAAATTTGATCAATCATATATGCTAGAAATGTATGTTGAAACAACTGAAGGATTTGCAGGTGAACAAGAATTGGTATCTAAATTTGGCTTAGAAATAAGAGAAGACACAACGTTTGTAATTTCAAAAAGACGTTGGCAAAATCAAGTTGACAGTTTAGCAACACTTATAAAAACAGGAAGACCTAATGAAGGTGATGTTATTTTTGTTCCTTTAATGAATAGTTTTTTTGAAATACAGTTTGTTGAAGACCAAGAGCCTTTCTTTCAATTAGGTAATCTGCCAGTTTATAAATTAAAAACAACTAGATTTGAATATAGTTCAGAAAAACTTGATACTGGTATGCCAGAAATTAATC